ATCCTCCTAAGGCGGACGATAGCGACTGGTTAAAGAGTCTTGGGTACCAACTGGAGTTGGATGAACTTGACTGGGGGGATGTGGGAACCTTTGCGAAGGACCCTCTTGGAGAAACATTGAAGGCGCTTGGCGTTGGTTTGGCTTCGCAAGCAGAGGCGAGGCGAGAAAACAACCCCTTCCGCCCCCTCTGGCAGAATTGATGAACACTCCAGAGGATGAGGTGGAGTGGGAGGATTTGGCAGATTGGTATGTCGGGTCGGATGATGTGATGACTTGCGGGTTGGAGAACCCTGAGGTTTGCGAGTCGTGTCAGTAGGGGCTGGGGATGTTTCCAAGATACTCATGGCAGTTGCTGCTCTTGTTGCTGCTGTCGGGGGGTTTGTGGTGGCTGTCGGAGGAGATTCGTCAGACTCCTCGCAGGTTCCTGCCGTTATCATAATTAGGGGTTCAGTGTTGCCTGATGATGATTTGACTGATTCTGAGAAGGATCGTGAATGGGTGTTGAATGAGTCGTCTAACTGAGTTGCGCCGTGAGGCTGAGTGGCGTCGCTGTGTGCGCGACGAGGGCTACTTCTTTAGGAAGCATTGGTGGATTGCGCATCCTGCGCATGGCCGTATCCTGTTCAATTTGCGTGACGCACAGGTGGAGGCGTTGGATCATTGGGAGAAGCATAGGTATTCGTTGTCGTTGAAGGCCCGTCAGATTGGGTGGACGACGTTGGTTGCTGCGCACCAGTTTTGGTTGGCGTTCTTTCACGATGACCAAAACATTATCGATTTGTCTCGTACTGAGCGGGAGTCGGTGTTGTTGTTGAGGAAGACAAAGTATGGGTTCAGGCATTTGCCTGAGTGGATGGTGGAACGCGGACCAACTTCGTTGGTTGAGCATCAGCAACGTATGGTGTTTGAGAATGGTTCCCAGATTACGTCGATGCCTTCGGCGTCTGATCCTGCGCGTGGCGAGTCTGCGTCGTTGGTGGTTGTGGATGAGTGGGCGTTCCTGCCGAACCCTGAGGAGGCGTGGGCTTCTATTGAGCCTGTTGCGGATGTGGGTGGCCGCATCATCGGGTTGTCTACTGCTAATGGGTCGGGTAACTTCTTTCACGAGTTGTGGGTTGGTTCGCAGACGGGGTCGAACAAGTTTGAGTCAATGTTCTTTCCGTGGTCTGCTACGGGGGACCGTAACGAGGATTGGTATGCGGACAAGCAGAAGTCTATGTTGCCGTGGCAGTTGGCTCAGGAGTATCCGTCTACGCCTGAGGAGGCGTTTGTCAAGTCTGGTAACCCTGTGTTTGATTTGGATGTGTTGGAAACGATGGCTGGTCAGGTTGAGGAGGGTCAGATGGGGTATCTGATGCAGCCGTTGCCGAGAGTGGTGGAGTTTAGGCGCGATGCTCACAGTTTGGCGTGAACCGCAGGCGGGTCACATTTATTGTATCGGTGTGGACACTGCTGAGGGTTTGATACATGGAGACTATTCGTGTGCGCAGGTGTTGGATGTACGCACTGGTGAGCAGTGTGCGGTGTGGCATGGACACATTCCGCCTGATGTGCTTGCCGAGGAAATCTTTATGTTGGGGTTGTGGTATCGGGATGCGTTGTGCTGTGTGGAGTCCAATAACCATGGGTTGACGACGATTGTGCAGTTGCGTCATCTGGGGTATCCGAATCTGTTTCGGAAGCGCACGTTGAATCAGGCTACGTCGAAGGTGTCGCAGGAGTTTGGGTGGAAGACGACACGAACTACGAAGCCGTTGCTGATTGATGATCTGGGTATGGCTTTGCGTGGAGGCGAGTTGACGATCTTTGACAGGTATACGTTCGCAGAGTTGCGAACATATGTTCGATCTTCGCGGGGTTCTATGAATGGTTCTCCGCATGATGACCGTGTGATGGCGTTGGCGTTGTCGAATGAGATGCGCCAGTATGCGTTCATGCCAGAGTATGCCAAAAAGGTTGACGATTACTGGACGGTTGACTGGTGGCGCCGCCTCATTGTGGACGATGAGCCGAAGGATGATGCCCTTAGAATTGGGGCGCATACGGTGCGTGGGACAGTCTGACCGTAGAATATAGGAACCATGAGGAGGTTTTTTAATGGCTAAGAATTTTGTGTCGCACACCAACGGTACCGAAACCATTGATGGCGCTACGGGTAAGAACAACACTTTGGAGCGTGGCGCGTCCGTCGTTGCCAATCCGATTTGGAAGCCGGGTGGCATGAATCGCCCCAAGCAGCGGTTTGATGGCCCGAAGTATGCGCAGCAGACCAGCGATGAAGGTAATGTGAGTGTGCGGGACACCCCGTTCAACCAGCACGGCCAGACTGGCAAGGTTGAGCCTGCTAGCCCGCAGCCGCGTCTTCGCGGCCACAACGCTGGTTAGTAATGGCGGTTCTTGCCGCTGGCGCCACATTTGAAGAGTTTTGCGTCTACACACGCTCCTTGCGGGGCGATGTGCCTGACGTTGAACTCGTAGATTTGTGGGGTTGGCGCAAAAAGTTGCATAGCGTAAAGTTGAATGCAGGGACGGGTTCCCGTTCCCAGTTGCCTGACGACGAGCAACATTTGACAAACAACGAACGTGAAGCGAAAGTGTTTGCTGAGGCCAAGTCTCAGGGACGCAATATTGAAAAGTTGCCGGAACGAAACCCGCATTGGATTTGATATATGGCCCGTAAGACACGCACTGAACAATTTGAGACGATGAAGAGTCGGCTGGAGAGCGCACGCCGTTGGCGTGACGATCAGGGCTACGACGCATTGTGGACCCGCATGGTTGATTTGTACCGTGGTAAGCATTGGCCGCGTACCACATACAGCAAGGAAGACCTCGTTGTCGTAAACCTCGCGTTTTCGACGGTGAACGTTATCGCCCCGTCTGTGTCGGTCAACCATCCCAAAGTGGTTGTGTCCCCCAACAGCCCCGATAATCAGGATCGTGCCGCTTTCGTGGAGGCTGTCGTTAACCACATGTGGCGTCATCACGACTACCAGACACCGTTTAAACGGGCTGTCAAAGACTTCCTCATCTTTGGACATGGCTGGATCAAGGTTGGTTGGCAGTTTCTGGAACAGGAACGAACGCTGGCTGAGGCTGAACGGTCAGAAATGATGGCAGAGGCCAGAGGTGAAGTTGACGAGTTTGCAATGATGAACCCGTTGATGGCTGCCGAGTTGCCGACGGAAACAGACATTGCTGCTTCTCTACCAGAAACGGCTTTGACAATCGTTGAGGATCAACCCTTTGTGGAACGGGTGTCGCCTTACGACATCTTCGTTGACCCTGAGGCCACCTCATTGGATGATGCCCGATGGCTTGCGCAACGAATTATTCGCCCCTTGGATGAGGCTCAGAGCGACAAGCGATACAAGCCGTCTGCACGGAAGCGTCTGGACGCTGACGCTTCGACAGGAACAGGATACAACGATAAGAACGATGTAGAACAGTACCTGTTCGATGAAGAACGGGTAGTTATCTACGAGTTCTACGACATTGCCGAAAACACAATGTCGGTGTGTTCCCAGTCAGGCGACGAGTTCCTCGTTGACCCTGTCCCCATGCCGTATGCCTACGGGCAACCCTTCGTGATGCTCCGCAACTATGATGTGCCAGACCATTTCTACCCGATTGGCGACCTTGAAGCGATCCAGTCGTTGCAGGAAGAGTTGGACAAGACACGCACCCAGTTGGTAAACGCCCGCAAACGGTACGCCCGCAAGTACTTGTACCACGAAAGGTCGTTTGGCCCTGAGGGTCGGGAAGCGTTGGAATCCGACGAGGATGGCAGACTCGTCCCTGTTGTGGACGAAAACAAGCCGCTGTCTGAGGTTGTCATGCCGATGCCTCAAATTCCTCTGTCTGCCGATGTGTACAATGTGTCCGCAATCATTGAGCAGGACATCAACATGGTTTCAGGTGTGTCCGAATATGCGCGTGGGCAAATGCCTGAGATTCGTCGCACAGCGACGGAAGCGTCCATTATTGCGGACGCGGGTAATGCCCGTGCGGCAGACAAGTTGGCTATCATAGAGTTGGCTTTGTCCCATATCGCCCGCAGGGTGGTGCAGGTCATGCAGCAGTACATGACGGGTGAGCAGATGGCCCGTGTTGCCACCGCAGGTGGCGAAAACTTGTTCATCTCTTATACCCGTGACGACATTACGGGCGAGTACGATTTCGCTATTGAGGCGGGTTCGACTCAGCCGATGAACGATACGATTCGCAAAAATCAGGCAGTCAATTTGCTTAACGCGATGGCTCCGCTGGTAGGAACCGTTATCAACCCGGCAGAGTTGGCGAAGCATGTGTTGCAGCAGGGTTTCGACATCAAGGACCCCGAAAAGTTTATTATCCAGCAGCAACCACAAATGCCTGCGGGTCCAGAGCAGGGAATGCCTGCTGGCGGGCCGCAGATGGGGCAGATGGGTATGCCGGAAGCACCCCCTGAAACTAATGGCGGTATAACGCCTGAGATTCTTGCCCAACTTCAAGGGCAGATGGGGTTGGACTTAGCCAACCTCTAGGTGGGACAGTCTATACTGTCTCTATAGGAGCAACCAGTAGTTGGACTCCGAAAGGAAAGAATAATGGCAGAGGATACATTGGAATCCGCGCAGGTGGATACTCCAAATTCTTCAGAGGGGGTTTCGACGGAACCTGCTGGTGGCACATACACTGTAGCGGTGGATGGTGGCAATCAGGAGGTTACCCTGAAGGAACTTCGGGATGGGTATCAACGTCAGGCGGATTACACCCGTAAGACGCAGGAGTTGGCATCCGAACGTAGACGACTTGAACAGGCCGAGGCGATTGTATCTTCTTTGGAAGCAGATCCAGAGGGTACGATTAAAGCACTGGGCAGTGCGTTTGGGGTACAAGCAGAGGAACCCAAGGGAAAGACCGATGAATATTCGGGCTGGACTGAGGAACCCGATGTCACCGACAAACGTATTGGACAGTTGGAAGCCAAGGTGGCTGCTCAGGATCGTGTACATCGTAGACAATCAGTTGAAAGGCAAGTAGGGGGCCTTAAGAGACAGTACGGAGACTTTGACGCTCAATCTTTGTTTCGACATGCGGTAAAGCATAAGATCAACAACCTTGAGGCTGCATTAACACATATGCGGTACGGGGATGTTGCTAAGCGTGCTAGCAAGTTGGAGAAGGAACAGGAGCGGTTGGGGGCGAAGCGTGATGCTTCTGTTGTGGCGCCGGGAGGTTCCAAGCAGGCAGGGTCGGCTTCAGAAAAAGCCCCTGCGAAGGTTTCGTCTATCCGTGAGGCATTCAACCTTGCCAAGAAACAACATTCATAGTTAATTATAGGAGGTAAGAATTATGGCGGGTAACCCGCTTTTTGATGAACTTCTTTCCACCACGTTAAAAAACTACGTCCCGAAACTTACTGACAACATCTTCAGCGCTAGGCCATTGTTCTATGCGTTGACGAACGGTCAGACGATTCGGCGTATCTCTGGTGGAACGAAAATTGTGGTTCCAGTTATTTATGGAACTAATAGCACTGCTGCATCGTATGCAGGCACGGATGAGATTCCCACGACTGCCCAGACTGGCATTTCTGCCGCTGAGTATTCATGGAAGCAGTATGCGGCCACAGTAACGATCAGTGGTATTGAAGAAGCGAAGAACAATGGTGAGGCTCAGATCATCGACCTGTTGGAAGGCAAGATTTTCCAGACGCAGGAGACGGTCATTGAGAACATGAACACCATGTTTTTCGGAAACGGTACTGGAAACGGTGGCGACGACTGGCTGGGCCTTTCGGCTCTGGTCGGCTCCACGGGTACAGTTGGTGGAATTGTTTCCACCGATGCTGACAACTCGTGGTGGCGGTCTGCTGTTACCAACCAAGGCAGTGCGGCAATTACCATTGCTTCAATGTCTACCCTGTATAACAACTGTTCAGTTGGTAACGACCAGCCGACCATTGCTATTACAGGACAGGCACAGTATGAAGCCTACGAGACTCTGTTGACGAACAATGTT